CGAGCAGAATGGGGCTGACTCTTTATTAGTAAATTATGAAGCTGGTGTTATGAAATTTCTCACCAGCGGCGGAGAAAAGATGCGTATCGACGCCAGCGGCAAAGTCGGTATTGGCACAGCGGCTCCAGCACGTCCCTTAGTCGTCGCAATGGGCGCAGCCATGAAGTTATCAACTGCATATGGTGCCCTTTTTAATGATACGGCGAACGACGGGGGCGTCATAATAGGCAGTGATTTTGCGATTGGAAGTATACAAGCAACCAATGCCGCAGGGACATCAGCGAAGAATTTGATGCTTCAGAAAGAGGGAGGCTATGTTGGTATTGGTACAGCGGCTCCGGGTCAGCCCTTAGAAGTCAATACCGCCAATGGTGCTCTGGGTATACGAATTAATAGATATAGTAGCGGCGTCTATTACAGTGATATTGCCCACGCTGGATCGCCAGAACGCTTGGCATTTAAGGTGGGCACTGGGAGTGCAATTGCTGAGAGAGCGGCTATTCTTGGCAGCGGCTACGTCGGTATAGGGACGACGGCTCCTGCGCAGATGCTTCATGTAGCGGGGGCTATACAGGTAGGCGGCGTCGGCGGCGCCACAACACATTCTGATATATACATGACAGACACAGACGAAACTACCAGAAGAATACACTGTAATTCCAATAATGTAGGGTTCTTAAATTCATCTAGCGGTTGGTCGGCATATAGTACTAATGCTGGTTTGTGGGCCTGTGCTGCTGGTTTATCCGTTACTGGAGACACTACAATGTCTGGATCTATAATTGTAGGTAGCGGTGTTTCTTCTGATATATTTATGGTAGACGCCGATCATGGGAACAGGAGAATCCACTGTAACGATAATATTGGATTTTTAGCTGCATCTAACGCTTGGGGTGCATATTGTACTGATGCTGGTTTGTGGCATTGCGCTCTTGGTTTATCCGTTGCTGGCTCCACTAACTTATCGACGACGGCCTTTTCCGGAAGAGGAACTTTTTCTTCATCCCAAAGTGTAGGTACACTACGAACTACAACTGGAAGTCTTGGTGGTATAGAGCTTTTTGGTGGCGGCGGCGGAAATGCTGCATTTATGACTTTTCATAGACCTGGAGCTTATGCTTCTTATTTTGGTATTGACACAGACAATTACTTCGCGGTAGGTGGTTGGAGTGCTGGTGCCGGTTTAGCTAATTTTAAATGTAACGTTATGTCTAAGGCTTCTGGCTCTTTTCGTATTGATCACCCATTGCCTGCATTAAATGAAACTCACGACCTTTTTCATTCTTTTATAGAAGGTCCACAAGCTGATAATTTATATCGTGGTAAAGCAACTCTTGTAGATGGAACATTAGCTGTAAATATTGATGAAAGTGCTGGAATGACAGAAGGTACTTTTGTATTGCTTAATAGAGAAGTACAATGTTTTACAAGCAACGAGTCTGATTGGGATGCGGTGCGTGGTTCTGTTAATGGAAATATTCTTACTATTGAATGCCAAAACCAAAATTCAACAGCAATTATTTCTTGGTTAGTTATTGGGGAACGTAAAGATAAGCATATGTACGATACAGATTGGACAGATGAAAACGGTAAAGTAATTGTTGAGTCTTTGAAAACAGCAATGGCAGTAGAAAATGACCCCAGCCTGGCCGATTAATCAACAATAGAATAGCAACATTAGAAGCGTAATAAATAATATTAACTAACAATAATAGTTTAGATAAGGTTAATAAAATAAAATGAGTAGAACGAAGCTAACACAGAACTCAATTGCTACTGGAGCACTCAACGCTAATACGATGTTAGCTGCTGACGTAGTTGGTCCTCATGCTATTGCGAATACTTCTACTTACTCAGTTGGTGAGTTGCTTGTTGGTGGAACAATTCTACTTGATAACACTGGTAATATTCAAATTAATAATGGAGGTACAATAGGTAGTACTGGTGACGCAGATGCAATTACTATTGCTACTGGTGGTGTTGTCACTATGAATCAGATACCAGTTTTAAGTGCTGGACTAAATGTGTCTGGTGGAACGATTGCTGGTACGTTAGCTACTGCGGCGCAACCAGCGATTACTTCTTTAGGAACTCTAACGGCTCTTACTGTTGATAACTTAAATATTAACACAAATACTATTAGTGCTACATCAGGCGCACTGAATATTACACCAGCAGGTGGAAGTGCGATTGTATTAGATGGAACAGTCAATGTAGATGCTGGTGTAATCACTGGTGCAACATCTGTTACATCAACAGCATTTGTTGGTGCATTGACTGGCAACGTCACTGGTAACGCTAGTGGTACTGCTGCTACAGTAACAACTGCTGCACAACCTAATATTACTTCACTGGGTACTATTGCAGCATTTCGTTCTACTGGCATTGATGATAATGCTGATGCTCTAGCTATGACCATCGACAGCAGCGAGAACGTCGGCGTCGGAACTACTACAATGAATGGTAAGTTTAATTCCGTTCCAAAATCAACTTTTAATGCACATGGCACAACTTGGGCAGAAGCAGCTTTAAGCACAGCAGGTTCTTTTGGCGGTGGGCTATCTATGATAGATGGTTCTGCTGGATATATATTAAGTGTTCAAGATTCTGGTGCTACATTTACAATCAGACAAGGTACTGTTGGGTCTAATCCAGCAGAACGTATTCGCATTAATAGTGCGGGCAACGTCGGCATCGGAACTTCTTCGCCATTAGCAAGGCTTCACGTTAATAATACCGCAAGTGCTTTATATATTGGGTATGGAGGAAATCAAGACAATTACTTCCAAACTAACGGATCAAACATATTTACGACTTACAATAACGCCTCTGAATGGATGAGAATTACTAGTGCTGGCAAAGTCGGTATTGGAACGACGGCCCCGTCAGCTCCTTTATCGGTGAAGGGTGGGGCAACCGCCGCAACGACTCTTGCCGAGGCGTATTCGCTGGCGGCTATTAACATCCAACCCAAAAGCAGTTCCGGGTATTCACTCTCTATCGGCTCTGGGCCGTCTGATTTTCCATATATACAGATGAGCGCCGGCGGTTCCTCTGCACACGCTATGTCAATTCAACCCTATGGTGGCAACGTCGGTATTGGCACGACGGCTCCCGCAGTTTTGCTCCAAGTAGGCCCTATTAATTCTACTGAAACTATCAAAGTAGTGTCCGCTAGTGGTGGAGCTAGTACCATTATGCGATCAACTTCGGGAACTCTCTCAACATTTGGTTCAACAAATAATGTTCCTGTAAATTTCTTAGCTGCTAACCAAGAATACATGCGAATTTTGACCGACGGCAAAGTCGGTATTGGTACATCGGCTCCTAATTATCTATTCAATGCTGGCCCGACAAGCTCAGTTGCTTCGCTTGCTGGTGTTGGTATAACGCTATTTGCTGCTGGCTCACTTACATCAAGTATTGGTGGCGTTATAAATTTCAGACCTGCTCTTGGACTGACTGCTAGTGAAATTCATAACTTGTCAATATATGCATATGACCATTCTGGCGACACCAATGCTGATGGTTTAAGCATCAACGGCTATGATGGGGTTTCGTTTTGCACTGGGGCTAATTCTCGGCAAGAACGTATGCGTATCACGGCGGCGGGTCTCGTAGGTATTGGTATTGCTGCGCCGATAGGAATACTGAATGTTAAAGGTACTGGTGGCGATGCAATGCCAGCTACCTCTGGGTCTACTCAATCAGCAGGGCTTATCACACGCTTGCAACAGGGCGGTGGAATTGGTTCTGTTATGGATATTGGAGGTAATGGCGGAAGTGGTTCGTGGATACAAGTAACTGAATCTGGAAACTTGGCTACGAATTATAAACTCCTCTTAAATCCAAACGGCGGCTACGTCGGTATTGGAACTACTGCGCCAGCGAACATATTGCATATTTCCAACCCGGTAAACCAAAATGATACCTACGGTAATATGCAGATTCATTATACAGGAACGAACGGGGTTTTTAATTCTGGACTTACCGTTAAAAATCACCACGGCACCAGTCAATTTATGCAATGGGCAAGCTATGGTTTACGAATTGGCAGTCGAATTGTAACGAACAGCGGTGCGGGCGATATTGTTTTTACCTCTGGCAATGATAGCGAAAAGATGCGGATCACTAGCGTAGGTAAACTATTAATCGGAACAACAAGTGTGTATTCTGCACCAAAAGTAGGAATAGGATATGCTGGCGGTACTGATAATGGCATAGTGCTATTCTCCTCAACTAGCTCCTCAGCATCGTGTATAAGTTTCTTTGTCAGCAATACAACCCATGTTGGTAACATTACAACTAATGGTTCTTCATCTACTTCCTATAATACAAGCTCGGATTATAGATTAAAAGAAAATGTAGAATATGATTGGGATGCAACAACCCGATTAAAACAGCTTAAACCCGCTCGTTTCAATTTCTTAGCTGATCCTGACAATACAGTTGATGGTTTCATGGCGCATGAGGCGCAAGAAGTAGTGCCTGAATCTGTTACAGGTTTTAAGGATGAAGTAGATGATGAAGGTAAACCTGTAATGCAGGGAATAGATCAGGCCAAACTCGTCCCACTTTTGGTTAAAACAATCTTAGAATTAGAAGCAAGAATCACAGCACTAGAAGGATAAATAAAACGGCATAATATGACTGTTTTAGGAAAGATGGGTAATTAGTTTTAATCTCTCTTATTATAAATAGATACAAATACGAAGGAGAGGTTAATGGCTAATCCCACAACTCGCACAGAATTAAAGAATTATTGTCTTAGACGTTTGGGATATCCTGTGTTGGATATCAATGTCGATGAAGATCAATTGCAAGATCGTATAGATGATGCTCTAGAGTATTATAGGGACTATCATTATGATGGTACTGAAAAAGTGTATTTAAAGCATATAATTACAGCAGCTAATATAACAAACGAATACATAGCGATCCCTGCAACGGTAACGGGTATTATAGGTGTGTTTGATATAGGTGATGCTGTTAATTCAGGTAATATGTTTAACGCACGATACCAAATGCATCTTTCTGATTTGTTTGATTTTCAAAGCACTACACTAGCACCATATGTATCTGCTATGACGCATATTGCAGCCGCAGAAGAATTGTTAGTAGGAAAACAGCCTATACGTTTCAATAGACATACCGATAAATTATATATTGATATGGACTGGGCAGGTGTAACTGCTGGAAATTATATTATTGTAGAATGTTATAAATATCTTGATCCATCAACATACGCTTCTGTATGGGGTGATCAATGGTTAAGGAAATACACAACTGCACTAATCAAACGTCAGTGGGGAGAAAACTTAAAGAAATTTGAAGGTATGCAATTACCAGGTGGCGTAACCTTTAATGGACAGACAATATGGCAAGAAGCTGTTGATGAAATCCGAGAAATGGAAGAACAAGCTATGTCTGGATTTGGTGTTCCTCCAATGGATATGGTAGGCTAAAATGCCAACAACTAATGTATTTTTTAATAATTTTAATGCTACCGGTGAACAGAATCTAGTACACGATCTTATCATCGAAAGCATTAAAATATATGGACATGAAGTCTATTATATGCCTCGGTCTATAGTAGCGCAAAGCAATGTCTTCGGCGAAGATTTATTGTCTAAATTTGAAGATGCACATCCAATTGAAATGTACATTAAGAATGTGGAAGGATTTGAAGGAGAGGGCGATTTCCTTAGTAAATTCAATTTAGAAATCCGAGATTCGATTACATTTACTGTATCACAAAGACGTTGGCAAGAAGAAATTGATGCTGAAGATACACATTTAGACTCAGATGGTAATCGTATATCTAGACCAGCAGAAGGTGATCTATTGTATTTCCCTCTCAATGGTAAAATGTTTGAAGTTAAATTTGTAGAGCATGAAGCAGTGTTCTATCAGATGGGTTCTCTTCAGACGTATGATTTACGTTGTGAACTATTTGATTACAGCCATGAATCTATTGATACTGGTATAGGTGTAATTGATGCTATCGAAGATGATTTATCAAGTAACGCCCTTAACTTCCAGATATTAGATGAAGCTGGTAATATATTCATTCTAGAAGATGGTAGTTCACTTGTGCAAGAAGGATATCGTTTGGAAAATACAGATAATACAGCAAACAATGAATTCTTTGGTGCGTCTACGAACATTGATTTTATGGATTTCAGTGAAGGCAATCCTTTCTCAGAAGGGAATAACTAATAATGTTTGGACATCAATTCTACCATCAAGCACTTAGAAAATATATTATCATGTTCGGTAATATGTTCAATGATATCTATATTAGTCGAAAGAATAATGCAGGCACAACTATACAAACACTAAGGGTTCCTATTGCTTATGGACCTAGAGAAAAATGGCTCGCAAGATTAAATGCTGATCCAAATCTTAATCGTACTACATCTACACAATTACCAAGACTTTCTTTTGAAATAACTAATATGACATATGCCGCTGATAGGTCTGTTAATAAGCTTCAAAGAAACGTAGCGATAAGTAATGGTTCTGATACATTGCGGTCGCAGTTTACTCCTGTACCATATGATTTGACAGTATCTTTATATGGTATGTTTGCAGGCAACGAAGATGCTATCCAAGTAGTAGAACAGATATTACCTTTCTTTCGACCAGAATGGACAAACTCAGTAAAGCTTGTTCCAGAGATGGGTGAATATTATGATATACCTACAGTATTAAATGATATGAATATAGAAGACTCATATGAAGCTGATTTTCAAACGCGCAGAGCTATTATATACACTTGGAACTTTACTGTCAAGGCATTATTGTTTGGTCCTGTAACTAAAAAGGGTGTTATTCGCCGCACTCTTATCGATTTTACTATACCATCAGCAAACAATTCTACAGGAGATCAAATCAAATTTGCATCTCAATTAGAGGGGCCACAGTCTCGCGTTACTATTACACCTGGCTTATTTGCTAATGGTTCACCCACTGCTAATTCGTCTGCCAGTGTAGCTATAACGAGCATCAGTGCGAATGACACTTATGGTGTAGCAATAGACCACGAAACATTTTTTGACGGATTAAACAGGCACCACCACGATAAGTGAGTATTATGAAAAATAATATAACTGATGGACTTAATGACATTTTAAATATAGATCAAGAATTAGTAGAAGTAATTGAACCAAAAATAGAGTCACAAATTCCTAGTGACATAGGTGAAGATTATGATTTTGCTAGAAAAAATCTATACGATGTTATTGGTAAGGGTAATGAAGCTTTAGATTATCTATTGGAACTTGCGAAAGCGAGTGAACATCCTAGAGCATTTGAGGTTGTTGGTCAGCTAACAAAGACACTTATTGATGCTAACACTAATTTACTAGATATACAGAAGAAGGTGAAAGAACTAACAAAAACAGACTCACCACAAAATGTTACTAATGCATTATTTGTGGGATCAACATCCGATCTACAAAAGTTAATAAAGGCTAAAGATGAGTGAAACATATTTAGGTAATCCAAATTTAAAACGGTCGAATGTACCAATTCAATTTACAGACGAAAATATCAAAGAATATATTAAATGTTCTAAAGATGCCATATATTTCATAAAAAAATATGTACAAATTGTTAATATAGATAAAGGTCTTGTACCTTTTGATTTGTATGATTTTCAAAGTGATATGGTAGAAACATTTGATACTAATCGTTTTGTGATATGTAAACTTCCTAGACAATCTGGTAAGTCTACTACGGTAACGGCTTATATGTTGTGGTTAATATTATTTCAAGATAATCAGAATATAGCAATACTTGCGAATAAGGGCGCATTAGCTCGCGATCTATTAAGTAAAATACAACTTGCATATGAGCATTTACCCAACTGGCTTCAACAGGGTATTATGGTATGGAATAAGGGTAATATAGAATTAGAAAATGGATCGAAAATTGTTGCCGCTGCTACATCATCCAGTGCTATTCGTGGTGGATCATATAATCTAATCTTCCTAGATGAGTTTGCGTTTGTTGGTAATAATATGGCAGATGAATTCTTCAGTTCAGTCTATCCTACAATATCTTCTGGTTTAACTTCAAAGATATTCATCGTATCTACTCCAAATGGTATGAATCACTTTTATAAGCTGTGGGCAGACGCAGAAGAAGGTAATAATAAATATGCGACGATAGAAGTGCATTGGGATCAAGTACCAAATCGTGATGAGAAATGGAAAGAAGAAACTATTGCCAATACAAGTGATGCACAATTTCGACAAGAATTTGAATGTGAGTTTTTAGGATCATCTAATACTCTTATTCATCCTACAAAACTAAAGACTTTTGCTTTTAGAAAACCAACAGAAATATGGAATGAAATTGAAATATTTCAAGCCCCTATAGTAAATCATGAATATGTAATCAGTGTTGATACTGCTAGAGGTTTAGGATTAGATTATTCAGCATTTCTTGTGTTTGATATAACAGAGATGCCGTATAAATTAGTAGCGAAATATAGAAATCAATCTATATCACCGCTATTATATCCTAGTGTTGTATATGCCGCTGGTATGAAATATAACTGTGCGTTTCTTATGGTAGAGATTAATGATATCGGTGGCCAAGTTGCTGATATTTTACATAATGATCTTGAATACGAAAATTTACTTATTACGACAGTAAGAGGTAGAGGTGGTCAACAGATAGGAGGAGGATTTACTAAATCAATACAATTAGGCGTAAGAACGACTAAGACTGTTAAAAGTATTGGTTGTTCCAATTTAAAAGATTTGCTTGAGAACGATAAACTTATAGTTGAAGATTTTGATTTGATAGCTGAATTGTCTTCATTTATAAGTAGAAAAAGTTCATATGCGGCCGAAGAAGGATCACATGACGATCTTGTTATGTGTGCGGTTTTATTTGGATGGCTTACAAGACAGGAATATTTCAAAGACTTAACAGACATAGATATAAGAACAAAAATCTATGATGATAAAATAAAATTGTTAGAAGATGAAGCTTTAAATTTTGTACTAGTAGATGATGGTCAACCAGATCCCAATGTGATTGATTATGAAAATTTTGATGATGGTAATACTTACCCATATGATGCTAATAGATTGAATAGAACAACGTTCTAAAATGCGTTATTTTATAAATATTGACATGAATAAAAAAGAATAACAACATAGAAAACTTGTCTATATAAAAGGAGAACTCTCATGGCATTTCAAGTATCGCCTGGTGTTAATGTAAGTGAAATTGATCTTACTACAGTAGTTCCTGCCGTATCTAGTACGGAAGGTGCTATTGCCGCGCATCTTAAATGGGGGCCCGTAGAAGAATTAGTTTTGGTTGATAGCGAGGATCGACTCGTTAATGTATTTAACAAACCAAATGCGAATACCGCAGTTGACTTTTTCACGGCCGCTAATTTTCTAACTTACGCCTCTGCGCTCTGGGTATCAAGGGCAGTAGATTCTACTGCTAAAAATGCTGCTTCGGGTGCTGCCGGTGGAACATTAATTAAAAACAAAACGAAGTATGATGAAGAATTTAGTACTTCAGCTACTAAATCAGACTGGTATGCAAAGTATGCTGGCGATTTAGGCAACTCCCTTAAAATTTCAACTTGCTCTAATGCAAATGCATGGTTAGAAACGTTTAGTACTAATAGCACAAGCACGGCAGATCGTTTAGTAGCTGCTAATGTTGCATTCACGTTTACTGCTGGATCTAAGACTATAGCCATTGGTTATGGTGGTAATACTGCACATGTTGGTGCAACTGTTACAAATAACTTTGTTGCAGGAGATATTCTTCTTAGTTCTAACAATATCGTTCTTGGTAAAGTTGAGTCGATTACATCTAATACAGCCATTGAAATGGTAGGAACATATTCTGCATTCGCTGATGGCGGGGCTTCTAATCTGAAGATTGGTGGACTCACTTCTACTGTTGCTCAATCGGCTGCGAAGATTAAACGTCGTTGGGAATATTACAATGAGTTCGACACTGTTCCTTCAACAACCACTTATGCTAATACTGTTAATTCGCAAAATGACGCAATTCATGTCGTTGTTGCTGATGAAGATGGTACGGTTTCAGGAACTAAGGGCACAGTCCTAGAACGTTATAATAATTTATCTCTTGCTTCTGATGCTAAAACTGAACAGGGCGCTGGTAACTATTATAAAGATGTTATCAATCAGCAGTCGCAATGGGTATATTGGGGCAAGCATCAGGTTAATCACACTAACGCAGGTACTCGTGCAGATGCTACGAATACTGGTGCTGCTGGCTCTGGTACAAACTTCATTTCAAAAAATACGCCTACTGCTAACAGCATGGTAAACGGCACTGATGGCCCATCTGCTGGCAATGACGATTATATCCGCGCTGCGAATAAATTTAAATCCGCTGAAGAAGTTGATATCTCTTTCATCTTAGGATCAGATCATGCTACAGCCTGTATTCAGCATTATGTAAATAATATTGCTGAAGATCGTAAAGATTGTATTGTAATGATTTCACCCACACGAGCTAACGTTGTTAACAACAATGCTTATGAGGGTAAAGAAACTACTGATGTTGTTGCTCAACGAAGCACGTATAACATCGATTCGTCTTATGCTGTTATGGACAGTGGCTGGAAGTATATGTACGATAAGTATAATGATCTTTATCGCTACGTACCTCTTAACGGTGATATGGCAGGGCTTTGTGTTCAGACTGATGTCAGTCGCGACCCTTGGTGGTCACCGGGCGGCTTCAATCGTGGTCAAGTCAAGAATGTTATCAAACTTGCTTATAACCCAGCTAAGGCTGATCGTGATTTGCTTTATAAAGATAATATTAATCCTGTTGTTACGTTCCCCGGACAAGGTACTATTCTGTTCGGTGATAAAACGATGCAATCTAAGCCAAGTGCATTTGATCGAATTAATGTCCGTCGATTGTTCATTGTTCTTGAGAAGGCAATCTCTACCGCTGCTAAGTATACTCTCTTTGAATTCAATGATGAGTTTACTCGCTCTCAGTTTAAGAACTTAGTCGAGCCGTTCTTGAGGGATGTCCAAGGTCGTAGGGGTATCACAGACTTTAGGGTCGTATGTGATAATACCAACAATACAGGCGAAGTGATTGATAGGAACGAATTTGTAGGCGACATTTATATCAAGCCTGCACGTTCTATTAACTTCATCCAGCTTAATTTTGTCGCTGTACGAACTGGTGTAGAATTCTCCGAGGTTGTTGGAAAATTCTAATAAATAGTTTAAAAGAACAGGAGAAAAACGATGGCTTTTAATGTAAATCAGTTCGCAGGGGCATTGAAGGGTGGGGGCGCAAGAAACTCCCTCTTTCAAGTGTTGATTACTAACCCTGTGAATTCAGTCGGTGATATTAATATCCCATTCATGTGTAAGGCAGCGCAAATTCCCGCTGCTACTGTAAGTGCAATTGAACTCGACTACTTTGGTCGTAAGATTAAAATTGCAGGCAACAGGACTTATGCAGAATGGGCGCCTACTATCATCAATGACGAATCTTTTGATATAAGGAATGCGCTAGAAGAATGGAACGCTTCGATTAATACGTTTGAAGGTAATCTTCGAGGTAATGGTTCATCTTCACCGAGTGCATATAAATCATCTGCACAAATTCAACAGTTCAATCAATTGGGCGATGTTATTCGTGAATATACTTTTGTAGGTCTCTTTCCTTCAGAAGTTGGTACAATTGATTTGGCTTGGGATGCAGATACAATTGAAGAATTTCCAGTTACTTTCCAGTATGACTATTGGACAATCTCTGGTGGTTCTACAGGTAATGCTGGTGGGTAAGTGATGTTGTAGGAGCGTCATAAATAACTATAACGCTCTTTGCATAAAGGATATAACATGGCATTGGAACTTTTCGGATTTCGTATAGGCAAGGCGGAGGAACATAAAGATAGCGTAATATCTTTTGCTCCGCCTGAGGCTGATGATGGATCAGTAACTGTTGCAGAAGGTGGTGTCTTTGGCACTACTGTTGATTTAGAAGGTACTGCTAAGAGTGAAGCAGGCCTTGTCACAAAATATCGCGAAATGGTATTGCAACCAGAATGTGAAAAAGCTATTGATGACATTGTTAATGAAGCAATTGTCGGAGATACTCGCGAACAATCAGTACAAATTGTATTAGATGACACTGAATTACCTGATAATATTAAAGATATGGTCAATGAAGAGTTTGATTCTGTACTCTCTTTATTGAAATTTAATACAAAATCATATAACATATTTAAAGATTGGTATGTAGATGGTCGTTTATATTACCATATAATGATCGATATAAAGAATCCAAGGGCTGGTATAAAAGAATTAAGATATATTGATCCAAGAAAAATTAAAAAGGTACGTTCAGAAAAACAAGATTCTAGCAACCCAAACAGAATTAATCAATCTACTTTAAATAAAAAGTATGATGAATATTTCATATACCAGCCTACAGGTATAGGTTCAAATACTGAAGGTATTAAAATATCACCAGATTCTATTGCTTATTGTCATTCTGGGGTCTTAGATCAACGAAATTATATGGTTCTATCGTATATACATAAAGCGATTAAACCTCTTAACCAGTTGCGTATGTTAGAAGATGCGACGGTTATTTATAGGTTAGCAAGGGCTCCAGAGCGTCGAATTTTCTATATTGACGTAGGTAATTTACCAAAAGCCAAAGCAGAACAATATCTGCGTGATATGATGGCTAAGCATAAGAATAAACTTGTGTATGACGCCGAAACAGGCGCAGTGCGTGATGACCGTAAATTTTTAACAATGCTTGAAGATTATTGGTTACCTCGACGCGAAGGTGGTCGTGGCACTGAAATTACTACACTGCCTGGTGGTCAAAATCTTGGTGAACTTGATGATGTCATATACTTCCAAAAGAAGTTATACGAATCACTCAACGTCCCAGTGTCGCGTTTAGATCAAGAAAATCAGTTTAGTTTAGGTCGAGCATCTGAGATAACAAGAGATGAACTTAAATTTGCTAAATTCATCTCTAGATTGCGTATGAAATTTTCTGAATTATTCTTCATTATTCTTGAAAAGCAATTGTTGCTAAAAGGTATAATGACGAAACAAGAATGGAATGATGTTAAAGATAAAATCTATTTTGATTATATACAAGATAATCATTTCGCAGAACTTAAAGATGCGGAAATTATGCAAAATAGATTGACTGTTTTAGCTGATGTTGATCAATTTGCTGGTAAGTATTTCTCTGATGATTGGATCAAAAAGAATATCCTTAGAATGACAGAAGATGAAATTGAGGATATCGAGAAACAAATTGAAGATGAAGGTGGCGGTGAAGAAGATGATGATGAAGATGAATTTGAAAGTAATCAGCTATAAAGCAATAATTTATTATAAATAATGATGAATAAGGAGCAGTAATAATGGCAGAATATACTACTAAAGATGCAGTGGACTTTGTTATGCAGAAAGATACAGCCGGCTTTAAAAACGCTGTTAATAGTATATTAAAGGATAAGATGTCTGATGCTATGGAAATAAAAAAAGTGGAAGTTTCCAATAATTTTATGGATACCGAAGAGGGGAAACCTGATGAAAACGTTTAGAGATTTTTTCAAATCTAATATAATTGTTGAAGAACTTTCTGAAGATGTGTTTGCTGATTTAGAAAAGATTGTCAAAACTAAATCTATGAGTAAAGTAAAGTTTGCTAATGGAAAAAGTTTAGAAGTTGATCTATTTACAGCGAGCGCATTCGTCAATATGTTTAAGAAAGTTAATAAGCAGAATGCAGTAAGAGGTAAGGCCCATATTGATAAATCTCCAGAGAATTTCATGAAAATGATGGACTTAGCTTTTGGAGGTAAGAAATAATGGCATTAAAACTCAAAGGCGCACAAGTAGCAGCACCAACGTCAGTCGCCACTGCTAATAACATTTCATCTTCTACAGTAGTTCTAGTACAGAATGTAGGTACTACTTCTAGATTAGTCACAGTAGTAGACAATGCAGTTAGTGCAGCAACAGTTGGTTCATTCAATATTCCCCCAAACGGAAATGTTCGATTAGAAAAGACTTCTACGGATGAAATCTTTGCGGCGAATGCTGAAGTTAAGTTAACGCCTATTGCTCATTCAACCTAAGGAAAAGTAAATGAAGCTTATATGCGAAGTCACAGAAGACGTTCAATATCTCTTTGAAGAAAAGAAAGATGGAGCAAAGAATTACTTCATCGAAGGCATCTTCATGCAAGGGGATATTAAAAACAGGAATGGTCGTGTATATCCTTCAGAAGTTCTAGCACGAGAATCTAAACGATATACAAAAGAGTATATCAACAAAAAACGAGCATACGGAGAACTTGGTCATCCTCAAGGCCCTACTATCAATTTAGAAAGAGTTTCACATCTAATCACAGAATTGAAACAGGATGGTTCTAATTTTATTGGTAAAGCCAAGATCATGTGCGAAACTCCATATGGTAAAATCGTAAAGAGTTTGATGGACGAAGGCGCTCAATTGGGTGTTAGTTCTAGAGGTATGGGTTCTCTTAAAGAGAAGGGTGGAAAGTCTGAAGTCCAAAACGATTTCTATCTTGCCACTGCTGCCGATATTGTGGCTGATCCTTCTGCACCAGGCGCATTTGTTTCTGGTATCATGGAAGGTAAAGAGTGGATATGGGATAATGGTATTATTAAAGAGTCTGATATTGCTGCTTATGCACAGACTGTTTCAAAAGCCTCTAAGAAAAATTTAGAGACTGCGAAGTTAAAAGTATTTGAGAACTTCCTCTCAAAATTGTAAAATTATAAATATGTTATATGAATAAAGATATAAATTTATCAAGGAGTGTTCTAATGTCAGACCAAGAACTAGAAATGCAAGCCGAGGCTGACGAAATCCTCGATGGGGAAGTAATCACCACGGACGAAAGTGACAGTGGTCTCCAAGAGAAAGCCGCCGTCAAAAAAGAAAATAAATCTAAAGTTAAAGCAGAAAACGGTGATCACGAAGAAGATGACGATTCTGATGATGTTGAAGACGATTCTGATGACGAAGAAGAAGCAGAAGAGTCTAAGAAAAATGTCAAAGAAGCAGTCGCTTTGCCTAAGACTAAAACTGCAATGATTAATGCTATGCTTGGTGCCATGAAGGGCATGAAGAAAGATGACATTGCTTCTAATTGGGGCAAAATCAACGCCGCTTTCGGTGCTGATGATGAAGAAGATGACGATGCTGAAGACGAAAAAGAAGAGTCTAAAAAGCATGTTAAAGAAGTTAAGAAAGTTACCAAAGAAGACATCGACGTTAGTGATGACGTTAAAGCCCTCTTCGGTGATGAAGACCTTACTGAGGAATTCAAAACTTCTGCGACGACTATCTTTGAAGCCGCTGTTGTATCTAAGATCAACGAAGTACTTGAGACCGTATGTATTGATCTTGATGTAGAAGTAGAAGCAGAAAAAGAAGTTATGGCTGAAGAAATTTCTACGCGCCTAGATGATTATCTAGAGTATGTTGTGGAAGAGTGGACCAAAGATAACGAACTTGCCGTTCAGCAAGGAATTCGTAGTGAAATTACAGAGAATTTCATGCAGGGTCTGCGCCAGCTATTTACTGAAAACTATATCGATATTCCAGAAGAAAAAACTGATCTAGTTGACGAACTTGCCAGTAAAGTGCAAGAGCTAGAAACTTCAGTTAATGAAGAAATGGAAAAGAACATTTCGTTAAGTAAAGGCCTTAATGAAATGAAGAAGCATAAGATTCTCAAAAACGTAAGCGAGGGTCTTTCTGAAACTCAGACAGAAAAATTGCGTTCGTTGTCTGATGGTATTGAATTTATAGACGATGAAGACTATAAAGAAAAGCTTGATACAGTTAAAGAAAACTACTTCCCTTCGGAAGAAGTTATAGAGACTGGCGATGAAGAGCCTCTAGTAATTGAAGATGATAAACCCGCAGATGGCTCTATGTCGGCATATACTAATGCCATTTCAAGAAGCATCAAAAAGTAAAAAAGTATAAATAATAAACATAATGAATAATGAAAAAAATTTCTAAAAGGAGAGAAATCTAATGTATAATCTCGATGAACTTCAACAGAAGTGGCAGCCCGTACTTGAGCATCCCGATCTCCCCGAAATCAAAGATGCCCATAAACGAGCCAGTGTCGCCACGCTCTTAGAAAACCAAGAAATTGCAGCCCGCGAACAAGCTGGGCAGCAAGTTGTTAATCCCACGCTGTTAGGCGAAGCCGCGCCCGTTAATGCGACGGGTTCTGGTGTTGATACGTTTGATCCAGTTCTTATTAGTCTGGTTCGCCGTTCGATGCCTAATCTTATCGCGTATGATGTTGCTGGTGTTCAGCCCATGACGGGCCCCACCGGTCTTATCTTTGCGATGCGCTCTCGCTATACCGGTCAAGCTGGAACGGAAGCTTTGTTTAACGAAGCTAATACTTCGTTCTCGTCTAGTGCGGCTGGTAATACGGCATCTCGCGCGACTGCGAACGGTGCTTCTGGTACGGTTCAAGCTGGTACGGATCCTGCTGATCGTGCGATCAACGGAACTGGTTATTCGGTTGCGCCTGGTATGTCTACTGCTGCGGGCGAAGCCCTCGGTGACGCGACTACGAATGCTTGGCAAGAAATGGCTTTCTCGATTGAGAAAATTGCTGTTACGGCCGTCTCTCGCGCTCTTAAAGCAGAGTACACGATGGAACTTGCTCAGGATCTTAAAGCGATCCACGGACTCGACGCAGAGACCGAACTCAGCAACATTCTTTCGGCTGAAATTCTTGCTGAAATTAACCGCGAAGTAATTCGTACAATCAACTATTCGGCTTCTGCCGGTGCTCAGAACAACACGACCGCAGCCGGTACGTTTGATCTTGACACTGACTCGAACGGTCGTTGGAGTGTTGAAAAGTTCAAGGGACTTCTGTTCCAGATTGAACGCGATGCGAATGAAATCGCTAAAGCAACGCGCCGTGGTAAAGGCAATGTTATGCTGTGTTCTTCTGATGTAGCTTCCGCTCTTCAGATGGCTGGCGTACTTGACTATACTCCTGCGCTTTCTAACAACCTCAATGTCGATGATTCTGGCAGCACGTTTGCTGGTATGCTTGGTGGACGAATCAAAGTTTACATCGATCCGTACTTCAGTGATGCAACAAATCAATACTACACTCTGGGTTATAAGGGTGCTAGTTCTTTTGATGCTGGACTATTCTACTGCCCATACGTTCCTCTTCAGATGGTTCGTGCGGTAGGCGAGAATACGTTCCAACCTAAAATCGGCTTCAAGACACGTTACGGTATGGTATCTAATCCATTCGCGACGGGAGCCGCAGCCGGTACTGTCGGCGGTGGTCTTAATACCCAATCCGCTAACATCTACTACAGGATTGCTAAAGTCACGAACTTGATGTAAAAGCAATAAACTCGACTACAAAACTAGGGGGAGAGCGAAAGCTCTTCCCTTTTTTTGCTTATAAATAGAGATACTATGAAAAAGAATTATTTTACACCTAAAACCGGTCATGAAGCAAGTGATGAGTTTTTTAGTAATTTAGCAATATGGCACGATATCGATATGATTAAATCTTTCGTATGGGGATTTGCTATTGGTATACTAGTATTTACAGTAATGATTGGGATAAGTTAATGGCTTTACAAGATTCGCAGCCTGAAAATAAAAACTTTCTATCACCTGTAGGATTCCAATTCTCTATACAGAAGCTTCCTCATGTAAACTATTTCTGTCAAAGTGCTAACATACCTGAGATATCGCTATCACAAACAGAGCTAGTTAATCCATTCATCAATCTACCATCTCCAGGTAGTCAATTGACGTTTGGTGGACTTGATGTAACATTTCGTGTAGATGAAGACCTTAAAAATTATAAAGAAATTCACAACTGGCTTATAGGCCTAGGCTTTCCTGATAACTTCGATCAGAGAGCGGCTATTGCAAGGGGTAGAAATCCAGGAAAAGTATCTGTAGGAGAAATCTTTTCGGATGCATCTCTTCTTGTTTCTACGTCATCTTATAAAACAAACGTTGAAGTGCATTTTGTAGATGCTTTCCCAGTATCATTATCTACTGTTAATTTTGATATTCGCGCAGCAGATATTGAGTATCTAGAAGCTACGGCGTCATTTGTTTACCGTAGATATAATATTGTTGACATTATATAATAAATCTGTTATAATAGCATTATGCTTTATGTTGAGTGGATGTGCATCTGGAGCTATAGGTACAATCTTATGGATCAAGACTGCCGTAGATGGTATACTTATGATAGAAGACCAGCCAACTACTACAGAGTATGTGCTGAATAAAGCTACGGGTAAAGACTGTAGATTTATAAATGTTGTTAAGGGTGAGGAAATATGCAAGAATGAACATGGAAAAGATAATGGAGAGTTGGTCGATTGATTGTAAATATGATGGAACAGAACTTGCAGTAGAATCACTAAGCACACCAGTACTTCATAACAAATACATAAAAATTCTAATAGGCGAACGGTCAGTTTTATTTAGGTTGAAATCTAAAGCAAAGCAGACTAAACGTATGCTTATAGAATACTATTCTGGTGATCTAAATGATCCCGAAACTCTCAATGACATTAATAGAGAAGTTTGGGCGAAGAAAGTGTTGAAATCAGAACTAGACACTTATATCGATAGTGACACTGAAATGATTCAAGAACTCCTTCAATTGGCCATGCAAGATGAAAAAGTAAACTATCTTGCATCTATAATCAAAAGAATTGAAAATCGCAACTGGGAAATACGTAATGCAATTGAGTGGAACAAATTTCAAGCTGGCGGATAAAAAATATGGAGTGATTTATGCAGATCCCCCATGGTACTTTAAAAACTACAGTAAAATGGGTCGCGGTCGCAATCCTAATCAGCATTATAAATGTATGTCTATTAGTGATATACAGCAATTACCAATTGCCGACATTGCATTGGATAATTCTGTTCTTCTTATATGGGTCACTGATCCTTTACTTCATCGTGCTTTTCAAGTTATTGATGCTTGGGGTTTTACTTATAAGACTGTTGGTTTCACTTGGGCAAAAACTAATAAAACGAATTTAGGATTCTTCACTGGTCTAGGATACTGGACAAGAAGTAATCCAGAAATGTGTTTGTTAGCAACAAAGGGTAAGCCTAAAAGAATATCTAAAGCAGTCAGACAATTAGTCGTAAGTGAACGTAGAGAACATAGCAGAAAACCAGATGAAATGTATACTAGAATTGAAGAGTTATTGAGTGGCCCATACATAGAATTGTTTGCTAGAAATACAAAAGATGGATGGGACAGTTGGGGTAATGAGGTAAATAAACATGATGGATGAAGAGATCCATATCCATTATAAAGACCATGTTCATGTAAAGATAGAATGTGAAGATGGATTAGCTAGAGAAATGTCAGAGTACTTCACATTTTTTGTCCCAGGCTATAAATTTATGCCCACATATAAGAATAAAATATGGGATGGAAAGATACGTCTTTTCAATGTGCAGGCCAGATTAATCTATCGTGGTCTTATATTCAGAATAAAAAGATTTGGTCAAAATCGTGGATACAAAATTGTAGTTCATGATGGTCTAGATGATACAAATGATATCTCTCTTCCAGAGATAGAGAACTATTTCTCCGATTTAAAAATTACTCCTAGAGATTATCAGTATCGAGCATTTGCTCATGCAATAAGAAGTACTCGCGCTGTTATTCTATCACCTACAGCATCAGGTAAATCTCTTATTATTCATATGCTTTGTAGATGGTTGAAGGGTAGAAAGCTTCTTATTGTACCAACAACATCACTTGTTCATCAGATGGATAGTGATTTTGTTTCTTACGGACAAGCCTATTATACACACAAAATCATGGCAGGTCAAGACAAAAATTCAGATGCAGAAGTTTTTATTTCAACATGGCAATCTATTTACAAGCAACCAAAGAAATGGTTCGATCAATTCGATGTAGTAATAGGTGATGAAGCGCATCTATTCAAGGCGCAATCACTCACAAAGATATTGACAAAGTTAGAAGGCTGTAAGTATCGCTATGGCTTTACTGGTACATTAGATGAAACAAAGACACACAGACTTGTGTTAGAAGGTTTGTTTGGCCCTGTAATGCGAGCCGTACAGACTAAAGAGTTGATAGAGAATAAAACTTTAGCTGATTTTAGAATTAAGTGTTTAGTGTTAAAGTACCCAGATAATGTGCGTAAAGATTTAGCCAAATCAACATATCAAAATGAAATTCAATTTCTTATAGCATCAACCCAGAGAAACAATTTCATAAAGAACTTAGCATTAGGTCGAACAGGTAACACTCTACTTCTATTCCAGATGGTCGAAAAACATGGTCGCATACTTTATGATATCATAAATAGTGAAGCAAAAGATAGAAAAGTATTTTTTGTGCATGGTGGAGTAGATGCAGAGACAAGGGAAGATATACGCGCTATCACTGAAAAAGAAAATGATGCGATTATCGTAGCGTCATATGGAACATTCAGTACAGGTATTAATATTAAAGCGTTGCATAATATAATATTTGCTAGTCCTACTAAGTCTCGCATACGCAATCTCCAGTCTATAGGTAGAGGTCTAAGGCGAAGTGAAACTAAAACTACAGCTACCCTATATGATATATCAGACGATCTATGCTGGAAAACGTATAACAATCACACACTGAAGCATTTTGCATACAGATTAAAAATATACAAAGAAGAAGAATTTCCTTTTACCATTTACAACATAAGGCTGAATTATGATCCACATACTCAAATTATCTAACGGAGACACCATTGTTGGTGATCTAGTTTCAAAAGATGAGGAGTGTATAACTTTAAATAATCCTCTAGAACTTCAGTTGATCAATAATCCTATGTCGTCTGGATCAGGATTAATGTCTATGTATTGGCTTCCTATAGAAACTGAGGTTTTCCATGTTGACATACGACAGCAACATGTGATAGTATTATCTGAAGCACCAAAAGAGATACAGAAATTTTATAATAATTCAGTGTCAAATTTTTTGAAGAAACAGAAGATATTTGCCAATACGATTGAATCAAATACGATTGAAGAGAGAGTATTTGGTAAAGCAATGGAAGCGATGGAAGAACAAGTGAAACACAATGAAAATAAAATGATGGCTAGAATGTTAGTTGAAGCAAATACAAGTATAATGCATTAAAGGATTTAAATTATGGCTAAGAAACGGATTAAACATGATTACGTAGACAATAAACAATTTTTTGCTGCAATGGTTGAGTATAAGAAATCTGTACGTGGTGCAGAAGCCGATGATTCTGAAAGGCCTGTCGTACCCAACTATGTTGCAGAATGTATTATGAAAATTGCAACTCATCTATCATATAAGCCAAATTTTGTGAATTATACTTTTCGAGAAGATATGATATGTGATGGTATAGAAAATTGTCTTCAGTATATTGATAATTTTGATCCTGAAAAATCAAACAATCCTTTTGCATATTTCACGCAAATTATATATTTTGCTTTCATTCGTAGAATTCAAAAAGAAAAGAAACAGCTATATGTCAAATATAAGGCAACTGAAAATGCCAACATATTTAATCAGACGGCTGAAACTCAAGAACATGATAAAGGTCGAACATATGATACATCAGTTAAATCTGGTGAATGGTCTAAAGATTATATGTCAACGTTTGTTGAAAATTTTGAACAGACTAAACGAAAGAAAAGAACCAAAAAAAATGTGGGATTAGATAGGTTATTAAATGATGATGAACATGCATAATATGAAGTCACATATCGATAATATAGATGGTGAAATAGCGAAAGCTAATGATAGATATGAAGTTATAGATAATACTAAACTTAACAATCTAGTACTAAGCAAAACAAGGCTTAGAGCTAAACAAAGCACCAACGGACATAGACATGCTGGCCAAGAAGAAATTTATTTCTTTATTGGTGGTGCTGGTCGTATGGAACTAGATCACAAAGAATTTAAAGTTCAATCTGGTGATATTGTGTCAGTCGAAGATAATGTATTCCATCGAGTGCATAACGATGGAGATATCTTTTTAGATTTTATTTGCGTGTTTGATGGGAGTAGAAGTCATTGAAAATAGCATTGATAACAGATACCCATTGGGGTGTGAGGAACGACAATCAAGCTTTCCTCGATATGATCAATCGCTTTCACGGTGAAGTATTTTTTCCATATATTAAAGACCATGGTATAGACACTGTAATTCACCTTGGAGATATAGTTGATAGGAGAAAATATATCAGCTATACAACTCTAAGAGATATGAATAACAACTTCATAGATAAATGTCAAAGAGAGAATTTGGATCTTCACATTCTTATTGGCAATCATGACGTTACTTATAAAAATACCAATGACGTAAATTCTATGAATGAACTCTATAACGAAGACGTTCAAGGATATTCTGAAGCACAAGAAGTAGAGTTTGACGGCTGTAAGATTCTATTTCTGCCCTGGATCAATACACAGAATTACGATAAGTCTATGCGCATGATCAATGGCTCAACATCACAAGTTGTTATGGGTCATCTTGAAGTGGCAGGCTGTCTTATGCAGCGAGGTATTACTAATGATCATGGATTAACGATAGATACGTTTAGAAACTTTGATATCGTAATGTCTGGCCATTTTCACACACGCTCTATCACAAATAACATTCATTATCTTGGATGCCCTTATGAACTTACGTGGTCAGATTATCAAGACCCAAAAGGGTTTCATGTGTTTGATACAGACACAAGAGAACTTGAATTCATAGAAAATCCAATACGTATGTTCCATAAAGTGTTCTATGATGATTCAGATATGTCTGTTGAGGATATCAACAAAGTTAACTTTGACGATTATAGTGGTACACTTGTGAAAGTTATCAAGCAGACAACAGACAACCCATATTGGTTTGATTTGTATATGGACAGACTATATAAGTCTAATCCAGTTAATGTACAGGTCGTAGATGATCATATGAATTTAGATTTGTCTGATGATAGCGATATTGTAAATGAAGCGGAAGATACTCTTACTATTTTAAGCAAATATATAGACAGTATGAAAACTTCCGTAGACAAAAAAAAGCTTGACTCTTTGATGAGAAGTCTGTATACTGAAGCATTGTACATCGAATCTTAACTAAGGTTATATATGATTTTATTTAAAACTGTGAGGTGGAAGAACTTCTTATCTACGGGCAATGCTTGGTCAGAAGTTCTTCTAGATAAATCTCCTAATACACTTATCGTCGGAGAGAATGGTTCTGGTAAAAGTACCGTTCTTGATGCGTTATGCTTTGTGTTATTCAATAGACCCTTCCGCAAAATCAATAGGCCACAATTAGTCAATACAATCAATGAAAAAGATTTATTGGTTGAAATTGAATTTAAGATTGGTAGTAGAGATTATTTAATCAGGCGCGGAGCGAAGCCTAACGTATTTGAAATATATGTAAATGATGTTCTACAAAATCAACCAGGCTCTACACGCGACTATCAAGACTTATTAGAACGTACCATTCTCAAATTAAATTTCAGGTCATTCACGCAGATAGTAATACTTGGTTCAACATCGTTTGTTCCATTTATGCAACTTACGGCTGCTACACGCCGAGAAGTAATTGAAGACCTGTTGGACATTCAGATATTCAGCAATATGAATCTATTACTTAAAGATAGGGTGTCAGTAAATAAATCAGAAATTAACGACTCTGAATATGTTGTAAAATTGCTTAATGAGAAAATAAGCATTCAAAGAGAATATCTAGGTAAAATGAAGGCTAAGAATGACAATTATGTAGCAGAATTTCAAAAGGATATATCAGATTTAAAAAATGATATCAGCGTACAATTAGAAAATAAACAAGCACAGGTGACGCTTATAGACGCTTTAAAAAGTGATCTAAAGGGTGAATCAAGTATTCTAGCTAAGACAAGCAAGGTCGCAATTCTAATAGATAAATTAAAAATCAAGCATAAGAAAGCTCATAAACGTATTAGATTTTATGAAGATAATGACAATTGTCCTACATGCGAACAGATAATTGATGTAGAAATTAAGACTAACAAGATACTCAAAACACATAAAATTATAGAAGATACAGAACATGCTGTTGATACTCTAAAAAAAGAGCGTGACGACCTGACTATAAGAATAAACAAATTTGATGAAATGAATTCAAAAATAACTGCAATTCAAAAATCAATGATGACTATAGATGCCAACATTGATTCTAATCAACATTCTATTACTAAGATACAGAATAACATAACCAAAATTTTAGAAACAAGTGATGATGATATCGAGGCCAAAGCAAAACTTAAAGAGTTAAGGAATTCTTTATCTGAACAAGAAGAAGAACTAGAAGGTTTGGTGTTTGATAAAGAGTTGTTTAACACTGCTGGTTCTATGCTTAAAGATGGTGGTATAAAGACTAAGATCATACGTCAGTACATACCAATCATGAATAAGCTAATCAATAAGTATCTGGCTGCTTTAGACTTCTTTATTAATTTTGAACTTGATGAGGAGTTTAAAGAAGTTATTAAGTCTAGGTATAGAGATGTATTCTCGTATGCTTCATTCTCCGAAGGTGAAAAAATGCGTATAGATTTGGCCTTATTGTTTACATGGAGAGCGGTAGCAAAGCTTCGCAATTCAACTAATACTAATCTACTTATTCTAGATGAAGTTTTTGATGCTTCATTAGATACTAATGGCTGCGATGAATTTTTGAAATTGCTTCAGCAGACTGCAACAGATACTAATATATTTGTCATATCACATAAGGGTGATATTCTATATGATAAGTTCCACAGCCAAATTCGATTTGAGAAAACGAAAAACTTTAGCAGGATAGCAAAATAATGAATCTAACACTTGAACTACTACCAATTCATCATCCGTTGTTGAAAGAACCAACAATGAAATTTGACTTTGATAATCCTCCTATTCCACCTGATCAATTATTCTCATTGATGGCAGAATTTATGATCAAAAATAAAGGTATGGGTTTGGCTGCTAATCAAGTTGGTATTCCATACAATGTATTTGTCATTGGGGATCCCACAAATGAAGATAGCGTCATTCCTGTGTTTAACCCTAACATTCTTTCTAGGTCTGGAGAAAAATATTATTCTGAAGAAGGTTGCTTGACATACCCCGGACTTTATGTTAAAATCAAAAGATATAATGTTATTAGAACTAGATATACTACTCATGAGAATATAACAGATACGATTAAATTGTCTGGAATATCATCTAGAATATTTCAGCATGAGTATGACCATCTTAATGGAATATCATTTACTAAACAAGCGAATTCATATCACTTATCTAAAGCGCGTAAAGATTTGAAACAAGTAGAAAGAATGAGAAAACGAAATGCAAAAAAGGCTTAAATGAATGAATCAATATTATGAACGCAACACTAAACTGATAGAGCATTCAATTAACAAATATTTTGAAGAAATATTATGGATGACAGATGAGGAGTTCGTTAATTGGTTTACCGAATTGCGCGAAACTGTTGTTGATATTTGGGATAATGATGGCATCCCGCCGAGAGTGGGATATAATAAAGAAGGCATAGAGAAACAGTTTAGGAGAATGTCTTCATTCAAGGTGCATGAATTTGAAACTGTCGATGTTCTTACAGGTGAAAAGGATGTTATACGCAATACGAGTGCAGTAGGTAACGCAGCGAACCAGTGGTTCCCTACAATGATGAAAACTCGTATCAATTATAAAATGAATGATGATGGGTTGTCTATCTATGATCATTTTGCAGATCCAAAATTATTAGAAAAGACGTTGAAGTATGCTCGCCGTCATTTTAAGAAAGATAGTTTCTATGCGTATTCAGAACCAATATTTAAAGGACAGACAGTTAAAGTAGGAACTATTGATTATAAGATTGAGAGTGGCGTAGATTTTATAAACTGGTTTGAGAAGACGGCTAGACAATATGATCAATATGACTATTGGTTGAAGCCTATCAAAGAAGACAAAAAAGGTTACACCGGCTATAACGACAAACTCAGGGATCGTTCTTGGTTAAGTATATCCCAGTTTAAATGTTCTTCAGTATTTACAGACTTAGAACAGATCCCAGAAGGATGTAAAACTAATGTAGGAGATTATAATAATTTTGAAATTATGTTATTTGAGAAACGTCAAAGATTATTCCCTGTAGGGCTGAAAGCTTTTCGCGTATCGTGGTGTCAGTATGCGGTAAACTTCCCTCCACTTACTGCCAAATATCTGTATGAAAAATATACAGAACATTTTAAAACACAAGACATGATTAATATCTATGACCCGTCAAGTGGTTGGGGTGGTAGAATATTAGGTGCTATGTCTATTAAAGATGATCGCAATATAAATTATGTTGGTACAGACCCTAACACTGACCATACGATAGAGGATGGTCGTACAAAATATGAAGACTTAGCAGATACGTATAATGATGTAAGGAATTCTGGTGTTCTATTCACGCATAAAAATACATATGATATGTATCAACTAGGTAGTGAAGTTATTCGTGAGAATGAAGATTTTCAGAAATACAAAGGTAAGTTAGACTTAGTATTCACCTCACCTCCTTACTTCGCTAAGGAAGCGTATTGTGAAGATGATACACAGTCTTATAAGAAATTTAACACATACGATGTATGGCGTGATGGTTTTCTCAGGCCTACATTAGAAACTTGTGTTGAGTACCTACGTTCTGATAGATATCTTTTGTGGAATATAGCAGATGCAAAATTTGGTAAAGATATGCTACCCCTCGAAAAGGATAGCATTGATATTCTAGAATCGTTAGGTATGAAATTTGTAACTAAATTGAAAATGTCTCTGGCTCAAATGCCAGGAGGAAATAGAATAGACACAGATACAGGTCTACCAAAAGCAAAGAACTTTTGCAAGGTCAATGATATTTGGCTGAAGTATGAACCCGTATATGTGTTCTATAAGGAGTGATTAAGCAACCAAGTCAATGAACTTGGACAGCATCACTCGACTAGCTTTGCGATTTGAATTTGCTTTCTTGAAAGCGTTTCGTATCGCACCCTTCTTAGCGTCATCAGCGACTTGAATCGAAGTGTTCGCGGTATTGAGAGCCTTACCGCCGCGAACACCGAACCATTCGCTATAGCCAGAATTTGGGATAGATGAAAATTTATTCTTATTCATATATTTCCAGAAATCTTCAAATTCTTCCCAACCAGGTAGATAGTTGGCTGTTTCGCGACGGACTCCAATCTTATTGTTAGACAAGATACGAAAGCCAATCAAGTTTGACTGTGTGTTATCGCGATACATTGTAAGCAAAGCGTTTGTATCGCCATAACCAGTGGTTCCTATATCATATGTTTTCTTGGTTTCACGGTCAATTAGAAACGATTTGGCACGAGCGGAACCAGGGCGGGCCGACATCGTACAATGTTCAGCGTGATAGTAGCCGATATTATTACTAGAGCCATCTGTTAAGAATACTGTATTAACAATATCAAGCTTATTTTCTGCTTTGAATTTTTTGAACACTTTCATAGCGAACATAATCGTTTCGTTTAGAGGCGTTCCACCTAACTGGAAATCTCTATGGATCTGTTCGACTTTACACGCAACATAACGAGCATGATGGTTATATCGTTCATTCCAATATTGGCCAACAACCAAGAGTGCTTCCGACATTTTAATGAAATCCATACGAGTCATTTTCTCATTGAACAATTCCATTATATGTAGGTTAGATGAATACGCTAAACAATCTTCAGTATTCATCTTGACGCTATTAAGACCGTCATCAACAGAAGCAATATTATAATACCCATTGGAACTACGATTTATAGTAGTGAATGAATAAACCCGAAATGGGATATTAATCTGACGACAGAACATCACCAGATTTAAGGTCTGATCTATTGTCGCTGCCATATTTTCTGCCATTGAACCAGAAAAGTCCAAATACATTAACAAGCCGTGGTTCTTACCTTCAGGAACGACAGATATCTTTTTGAAAATATCATCGCTATAACGATAGCTGTTCATTTTGATAGGATCAATAACACCAGTCTTGGAAGTAGTAGTGCGGGCATATTCAGAAGCCTGCTTTTTCATTTCAAATTCTTTGACTAGATAGTTGATAGTCGGTTTGTTATTTACCCGAAACTTTTTCAACAATTCAGATCCTATATCGCTAGAATTGTCTGCGAATGAAAATTCTTTGGTATACTCTAAGACCTCTTTATAAGACCTGATAAATTTTTCAATTGGTCGAATATCGGTCTTATAATAATTACGAATTTTATCATCATCATCTGCATATTTTTCTGAGATAGACTCTTTTAAAGCATCATCAGTTTTTGCTTTAGGATCAGAAGACCAATCATCTCCGCCTTCTTCACCCCATTCATTACCATGGAGCAATTCTTCTAGTTCATCTTTCGCATCCATTTCGGCTTCTTCATCACCATCAGCGCGAGCTTCATTAATTTCATCTTTTAATTTGTTGATGGCATCTTCTAAATCCTCGGCAGACTCACCGTATTCATCATCCTCGCTTGAACCGTCAATCTGGTTATCATCTTCCGATTCATCATCAATGCAACTTTCATCATCATCATCGGCAGCATCTTCTTCCTCCTTCGCTTTATTATAAAGCAAGGTAGCAAGCTTTTCAGCAGCATCAAATGTTTCTATTTCCGCAAGCTCATCAACCCAAAACTTTTCTTCTTCAGAGAAGGAGACTTCGGTTGAAGCGCCACATTTGAAATAAACGTTGAGCCGATCAATTAGATCATAGGCATTAATCGACTGGCGACTTTTACCGAAGAAACCTTCATCAAGCATGTTATTATAAGACCGAATGAACGGGGCCCGTAAACCGGGGTAGCGCCTCTGGATTAATTTCTCAATCCGAGCGTCTTCAACGATATTCAAATAAGAACGGTATCCTTCGGTCTTATTCTCGACTGCTTTTTTCCATTCTAATTCAGGAGTATATAAAGCGTGACCAACTTCATGACCAGTCAAATGGTCAATCGTATCGCTATCCATGGTCTTCCACGTAGGAAGGGTCAGAGTACGGCTTTCTAGATTGAAGGAAGCAGTCTCGACATTTTTCTGAATGACCGTAATATCTTCCGTAGCTAGAAGCTTCGCGAGAATCTCTTTTTTGGTCGCGTTGGTATTCATCGGTTCTCTTTCGTTATTTCTCATCATATAAAGAGTATGGGCTATATCCTGGTCAAAGTCAAGTAAATAATGCACAAAATATGAAAAAAAATAAAATAAATTAATTTCGGGTATCGTTATATATCAATGACTTAGCAGGTACGATTTTTCTTGACTTTGAGACGGATATAGCCCATACTCTTTATATGATGAGAACTAAAGAGAACGAAAAGGAAATGAATATGAAAATTAAAGCAGGCGACATGATTACCGAAAGCGGTATTTCTTATGTCGTAGAAAAAGATGAAGAGGGCACCCTGTGGGGCGTCAGCAATAACGCAGAATACGAAATCGAATTAAGTGAAGATTTTGTCCCTGATGCGCTATTTTCTTCTTGACTTTGAGTCGAATCTATGCTAGGATACTTATATTGATGATGAGAGAAAGAGAGAGTTTAATATGAATGAGAAACACCTTCGCTTTATTGACATTGCCCGCGAGCGTTATGGTAATATCGTGACTCGAAAAGACATCAAGGAAATATGCTCCAGTGAGGGGCTTCCCTTTCCTTGGTGGATTACTCGTACTGGTAGTCCATTTCGCGCAGCACACGGAAAGTTTCAGCTTTCGGAAATTCCTTCTGTTGATGTCAAATCTACTGTCAATCTTGAGCCTACAAAGCTGGTTAAGGATTTGAATATCGATACAATCGGGTTCACCGAAAATCTAGTCCCTAAGATCGATAATCTGTTTGTTCCCTTCGGTAATTTCAATATGGTTAAGAACGTTCTCAAATCTAATATGTTCTACCCAATTTTTGTCACTGGGCTGTCTGGAAATGGTAAAACGTTTTCTGTCGAACAGGCTTGTGCTTCACTTAGCCGAGATACGATCCGTGTCAATTTCACTGTTGAAACTGATGAGGATGACTTGATCGGTGGCTTTCGACTCGTTAACGGTGAGACCAAATTCTTTAAAGGTCCTGTTATTAAAGCCATGGAACTTGGAGCGGTTCTTCTGCTTGATGAGATTGATTTGGGCAACCCTGCCAAGATTATGTGCTTGCAGTCGATTTTAGAAGGTAGTGGTTATTTCATCAAGAAGACTGGTGAATATATCGAACCTGCTGAAGGCTTCACCGTCGTCGCTACTGCGAATACGAAGGGTAAAGGCTCTGAAGATGGTCGCTTCATTGGTACCAATGTTCTGAACGAAGCCTTTCTTGAACGGTTCCCGGTGACGTGCGAACAGGAATACCCGCCTGTCGCAATCGAGAAAAAGATCCTCAACAAAGTGTTTGATAGCCTCGGCATCATCGATAAAGAGTTTATCAATAAATTAGTTGACTGGGCTGATATCATTCGGAAGACGTTCTATGACGGTGGTGTTGATGAAGTTATCTCCACGCGCCGGTTAGTTCATATTGCGAAGGCCTTCAGCATCTTCAACGATCGGATGACATCCATCGATCTTTGCATCAACCGCTTTGATGAAGATACCAAGATGTCCTTTAAGGACTTATACACTAAAATTGATGCTGATGTAGTTGTCTATGATGAAGAACATGGAGAAGAAAATGCTATTACTTTCTAAAAAAAATGTTGATGATCTGATGGTGATGATCAAGAAAATTGAATTGATTTTGAATCCGAAGGTGATGGACACGCCGACGTTACCCAAAATCAAGGCCCCGATTACAAGTAGACCAACATGCAATCACATGACTAAAGATGGGGTGTGCGGTAAACCTGCACATAATACGGGACGTACGGTAAATCGTAAATGGAGAAAGGTAAAGGGTGTTGGTTATGTGTGCGGTAAGCATTATCGTTTTTTTAAGCCTAATACAAAAAAAGGTTCACAACTACCGTCCAATTGATATATATACATAGAGTATTGAAATGCATTTATTATAGGAGACAGTGGTTTGGAAGTAACAGTAGATATCGAAACGCTACGAAAACGAAAACTTTTTGTAGCAACGCCCATGTACGGCGGCATGTGTAATGGCATGTATACTAAGTCCAGTGTTGATCTTGGTAAACTTTGCCAAGCATATGAGATAGAAGTTAAATTCTTTTATCTATTCAATGAGAGCCTCATCACCCGCGCTAGGAATTACTGTGTAGATGAATTCCTACGGAGTGATTATTCGCATCTAATGTTTATTGATAGCGACATTGCGTTTGATCCAAATGATGTTCTATCGCTGTT